GTCCACCGAGAGGACTTAGTCCTCAAGGCTTGGCGTGACGGGTACGCGTACACCGACGTTAGCAATAACGGCGGTAGCTAACAAGAAGACGTCATAGACTATGGACCTGATTACCCCCAATCAAGGGGGGTCAGTGAAAAGCCTGACGTCACTCTGGTCCATGCTAGCGGAGGAATCCGCTAGCTTATGCTGCACAAGCGCCACTTCTGACATTAATACCGTCAGAAGTCGGGTCGAACATGAGGGGTTGTCGTTTTTGACGATAACCCTACCTGACTTTGGAAAGGCCATCCAAAAATGGCTAGACCTTGGTCAGGTCGGTATCCACACCAGCTTCCGTAAGGAAGATGGTGGAAGGCTCCCCGCATTTTTGCGAGGTTTCTTCAACCGTGTGTTCGACCGGAGTAGTGGCTTGTTACTCGACAAGCCATGCATCGATTCCATTATTGCCTTGCGTCAGTTAACACTGATGTTTGGCAAAATGCAGCTTGAGTGCTCCCCAGCACGTAAGGCTGCAGCGATGCGTGGTTATATCGAGTGTGAGCAGGACGTTCGACATTTCGACACCCAGCTCAACGAGAGCGATCTCGAAGAGTTTAGGGCTATGTCGGAATTGCTTTTTGGGCATTTGTTCGAAAGAGTAAATCGAGAGATTTACTTCAATCGGCTTGTGCCCAAGCATGGTCCGGGGTCAACCGCTGATGGGCTTACAGGTAACCGTAAGTTCAATCAGCGAACCTGGACCAGTCGGTTAGAGTCGGTTTTCCCGGCTCGTAGCTATCTCATCCCGAATTGGCGTTTTACGCACGTTCTAGATGAGGTGAACGTCCTCGAACCTGGAGTAGAGGAACCTGTTAAGGTAACTCTAGTTCCTAAGACGCTCAAGACACCTCGAGTTATAGCAATGGAGCCTACCTGCATGCAGTATATGCAGCAGGCGGTGCTCCGGAGCTTGCTCTCGAACTTTTACAGGGATAGACTCCTGTCGAAGTTGATCGGATTCGATGACCAGCGCCCTAATCAGGTGCTGGCTTGCCAAGGTTCGCTTGACAACCGAACCGCAACGCTCGATCTGAGCGACGCGTCCGACCGTGTCTCGAATCAGCTCGTTCGTGCCATGGTGGCTCGGTGGCCCTTTTTGGAGAGGGCCGTCGATGCTACTAGGTCACGGCGGGCTGTCGTAGGAGGAGAGACTATTCGTCTTTCCAAATACGCGTCTATGGGTTCAGCACTTTGCTTCCCTATTGAAGCAATGGTCTTTACGACCATGATCTTCGTGGGGATTCAAAGATCGCTTAACACGTCACTTTCCCGTAAGGCTGTAGAACGCCTATCGGGCTCGGTGCGTGTCTACGGGGATGATCTTATCGTCCCTGTGGATCATGTGCTGTCCGTCGTTCAAACGCTTGAGACTTTCGGGTCACAAGTTGGTTTGAGCAAGTCCTTCTGGACTGGAAAGTTCAGGGAGTCTTGCGGAAAGGAATATTATGACGGGCACGACGTTAGTATAACGCGTGTTCGCCACTTATTCCCAACACGACGGCAGGATGCTACTGAGGTAATTTCGATGGTATCCCTTCGGAACCAGCTTTATATGTCTGGTTACTGGAGGACCTGTCGATGGTTGGATAATAGGATCGAAGGGTTGATTAAATTCTTCCCGACGGTCTTACCAACCTCCTCAGTGCTGGGCAGGGTAAGTTCGCTCGGTTATATTTACGAGCGGATGCACCCTACTCTCCATAGTCCCTTAGTCAGGGGCTACGTAGTGGAGGCCAAACCACCGAGAGATATTCTCGATGGAGAAGGCGCCCTTCTTAAGTGTTTGCTTAAGACGGATACCTTCGGCGTGGCGGACCACCTTAACAGGTGGACGCCATGGCTGGAGCCCGGGGCATCTGTAGGGGGACCCTTTGGGGTCTCCCATGATGCCACTTTGTGGGCTAGCCACCCGCAGAGTAATGAGCAGCACTTGGAGCGTTCTGGACGCCCTCAGCGCGTCAGCATTAAGCTGAGGTGGTGCTCCCCACTTTAGGTGGGGTGCTGGACCAGCATAGCTGGCCGGTGGGAGG